GTATTGACATTTATGTGTCTACTAACTGTCCTACTCTTGAGACTGCGGCTCAAAACGGAGCAACTGCTGGTGGTATTATCCGTGGCGCACTAATGGGCCATAAGGATACTATGGTACTTGCAGAGCAGCAAGGTGTACGTTCACAGACTCAGTACAAGCAAGAGTTCTTAGGAACCTTGTATACCGCTGATCGTTTGTATGGTACTCAAGTATTGCGTCCTGAGACAGGATTCATGTTAGCAGTGAATGGTTAAAGTTAAACTTAACTAACTAAAGGGGAACTGCGGTTCCCTTTTCTTTCCTTCTTTTTTAAAGTGGTGCAAAATGGCAATATATCGTGGTACAGGCGGCTCTGGTGATTCGACACAAGACTCCACTCTAAACGAAATAACACAACAGGCGATTAACGCCAATAATTCAGCTACAGCAGCAGCCGATAGTGCTACTACTGCGGCAGCTAGTGAATCAACAGTAGCAGGTTCAGCTACAGCAGCGGCAAACGCAGCAACCCAAGCAGCCTTAAGTGCTACAGGCGCAGCTACAAGCAAAGACACAGCAGTAGCCCAAGGAACCATAGCTACAACTAAAGCGTCCGAAGCAGCCTCTAGTGAAACAGCAGCAGCTTCAAGCGCCTCAGGCGCAGCCAACAGTGCTACAGCAGCAGCTTCCTCTGCTTCTACAGCCACAACTAAGGCGTCTGAGGCGTCCACTTCTGCTTCTACAGCAACAACTAAGGCAAGTGAAGCTTCAACTAGCGCCTCTACAGCGTCTACTCACGCTTCCACAGCAACTACTCAAGCGTCCACAGCAACTACTAAAGCTGACACTGCAACTACTAAAGCATCTGAGGCGTCCACTAGCGCAGGTAATGCAGCTACATCGGCTACATCAGCCGCAGCTAGTTTAGATTCATTTGACGACAAATATTTAGGAGCTAAAGGCTCTAATCCTACTGTAGACAACGATGGTGATGCTTTAATTACTGGCGCACTATATTTCAACACTACTGCTAACTCTATGCGAGTCTATAACGGCTCAAGTTGGGCTGATGCTGGCTCTGCGGTAAACGGCACATCACAGCGAGTCGTCTACACAGCCACCGCTAACCAGACTACATTCTCTGTGATCTACGATGCAGGGTTTGTTGACGTATATCTCAACGGAATTAAGCTACTTCTAGCTACGGACTTTACAGGTACGTCAGGAACCAATGTAGTCTTAGCAACAGGTGCAACAGTCGGTGACATTGTAGACATTGTTTCTTATGGCGCATTTAACGTAGCTAACACTTACACACAAGTACAGATAGATAGAAAAATCAGTTTTGAAATAGATGGGGGAGTCTCTAACTCTACTTATTTAGCAACTCAATTAGTAGACGGAGGAACAGCATAATGGCTAGTATCATTCAAATTCGCAGGGACACAGCATCCGACTGGACAAGCGCAAACCCTACACTCGCTCAGGGCGAACTGGGCCTAGAGACAGACACACTTAAACTAAAGGCTGGCACTGGCACAACTGCTTGGAACTCACTAGCTTATTACACGCTAGGTACAGCAGGATTCCTAGCTACATCAACTATAGGTTCTACTGTTCAAGCCTTTGACGCAGACACCTCTAAACTAGACGTAGCTGAGACACGTTCAGCCTCAAGTAACTTTGCAGACAACGTATTACAACGTCCCGTCTTAAAGGACTATGGTGAGGTAAAAGTCGCCATGTCAGCACACGCAGTAGACCTTGAGCTAGGTAACGTATTCACCTACACGCTCTCAGGTGGACAGACAGTAACATTCACTAACCCTCCTGCCTCTGGTACTGCTGGCTCATTCACTATGATTGTCACTAATGGCGGTAGTGCAACGCTCACATGGCCCTCAAGTGTAGATTGGCCCGCCGCTACTGCGCCCACATTGACTGCTTCTGGGGTAGACATATTAGCTTTTATGACTTGCGATGGTGGGACAACATGGTATGGCTTTTTAGCTGGTGCAGGAATGGGGTAGACGTATGATAGGCAATAAATTAGTTTTAGTTGCTGGCCTCCCTAGAACTGGCTCTACATTACTAATGAATATGCTTGCTCAAAACAGCGCTTTTTATATTGAAGGAAATTCTGGCCTGTGTCAGTTGATGTGGGATATGCAGCAGTCTTGTGATTATAATTGTAAAGAGCAACTTTCTGCAAATAATAAATTAGAGTCTGTCAAGGACAGTGTTATTGGGGGATTATCTGATCTTTATTACAAGGGCATTTCTAATAAAGTTATTTTTGATAAGTGTCGCCCGTGGGTTATGCCAGCAAACCTAGAAATGGCTAAAACTTACATAGATGAAAACGTCAAAGCTATTGTTATGGTTAGGCCAATAGACGAAATAATTAGATCGTTTGCCAAGCTACATTTTGCTTCTGGTGGTGATGATTCAATATATAGTGAGTTGTTAGACGATAACTCAGAAGTATTAATGCGTTCATTTCACGCAACATGTTATGCGGCAAAAGCTAAAGAAAAGAACTGTCTATTTGTGTCTTATGAAAATATTGTTGATGATCCTATTGGTGTACTAAGCAATATATACAGTTTTATTAACGAGGATAAATTTATCCATAACACGAATAAAATAGAGCAAGTCATTAGTGAAAATGATTCTGTTTATGGGCTAGATGGAATGCACCATATAAGAGAATCAGTTTCTAGACTTAATAATGATGTAGTTTTGCCAGAATGGGTACAGGAAAAAGCTAACGCTATGACTAATACACTATTCACAGAATTAAGAGGAATTTAAAATGAGTAAGGCAAGAGATTTTGTAAAACACTTGAGAGGTATTGATGTGTTTACGTCTGTACAGGGGATGAGCTAATGCTTGCTAACAGATTAATTGGCATGATTCACGGAGAAGCATTCTCTGCAACTGGCGGCACTATAACCACTGTAGGTGCTTATACAATCCACACCTTTACTACCTCTGGTACATTTACTGTCGAGGGTAGTGGTGATATAGATGTGCTTATCGTAGGCGGTGGTGGTGGTGCAGGCGGCACGATGGGCGGTGGCGGTGGAGCAGGTGCTGTTTACTATAGAACATCTTTTGGTGTTACGGCAGGTGCTTATGGAATTACCATAGGTGCTGGAGGTGCTGGAGGTACTCATACTAATTCGGGAATCACTGGCAACGCCACTTCTGCATTCTCTGTATCTGCTAGTGGAGGTGGTTCGGGTGGTCATTACAATAACGTAGCTGGGGGCGCTGGCGCTAATGGAGGTGGAGGTAACGTCACTGCTGCACCTGTTGCTGGATCAATTACAACCTACGCAGGGTGGACAGGGTACGGAGGAAATAGTGGCGGTGGCGGTGGCACTCAGTACAGTAGTGCTGGCGGTGGCGGTGCTAATGGAAATGGAGTCGCTGGCACAATGACAGGCGGCAAGCATGGTGGTGCAGGCATTGCTAACAACATTAACGGCACTTCTCTCTACTGGGCAGGTGGCGGTGGGGGTAACTCTTACGATCAAGGGCCTGCTGGCAGTGGTGGCATTGGTGGCGGCGGTGGTGGTGGCAAATATGGCGGTTCTGGCAATCTGGGTAATGGGGGTGGTAGTGCATTAAACTCAGGAGCAGGAGGTCAAGCAGGCACTAGCACTAATGGTGGTAATGGCGGTGCTAACACTGGAGGCGGTGGAGGCGGTGGTAACTATGGTTCTGGAACAGGTGGTTCAGGTGGTTCAGGTATAGTCATTGCGAGGTATTTAACATGAGTCATTTTGCAAAACTAGATAACAACATTGTTACAGAAGTCATAGTGGCTGATATAGCTTTCATTAACTCAGACGAAGTTGGTGATACGTCATTATGGGTGCGCACTTCATACAATAACAATTTCAGAGGTAAGTATGCTGGGATTGGTGATACTTGGGATAGTGTAAATGAGATGTTTATTTCACCCCAACCTTACCCCTCATGGTCTTTAGATTCTACCTATACTTGGCAACCTCCCGTAGCTATGCCTGATAAAACGGAAAATGTTCTACTTAGTTGGGATGAATCGACTACCAGTTGGGTAGCTTTGGCTGTTAGCAGCACCACAGAAACCTAAAGGAAATTTAATATGAGTAAAGCAAGAGACATAGTAGAGACTCTACGCACAGTATTGGTTGATGGTGATGTAACCAATGCCAACTTCACAGGTGCAGATTTAGAGCTTGGTAAAGGCGGCACAGGAGCAAGTACAGCAGGAGCCGCTAGGACAGCGTTAGGTCTTGCTATTGGGACTGATGTACTAGCACCAGATGGTGATGGCTCTGCACTAACGGGAGTAGATAGTCTACCAAGCCAAAGTAGTCAATCAGGTAAATTTCTAACGACTAATGGAAGTGCAGCAAGTTGGGGTGATGTTGGTGGTGCAGGCGTTTGGGAATACATATCGACCACTAACGCATCTACGTCAAGTACCGTTGATTTTGAGACATTCCCCTCAGCCTATAAGGTACTTAAAATTGTTTTTGACATACAACTATCTCAAAACGCTGATTTCTTTGCAAGAATAAAAGGACAATCCACCCCTGTTTATTCCACAACAGAAGCGCAGCATGACTCTGTCTATAAAAGATACGACAATATAGGTGAGATTCCATCATGGTCTAGCTCAGTAAACCAAACGAAATTACAATTATCGGGCGGTGGAGGTGTGACAGGGCTTATGGATATAGTAGGTCAAATTCATTTGCACCACCCTAACGATACTAGCCACTATCCTAGAGTAACATGGGAACTTGAGTACCCCTCAGGCTCAACAGATACTATGTACACCATAGGATATGGCGGTTGGAGTGATAACCATGTGGGTCTGAGTGGTTTTAGAATATTTGGAAGTGGCGGCACAATTACTGGTGAATTTAAGCTCTATGGGTTAAGTATTTAATAGGAAAAGATAATGACTAGATACCACGCAACAGCAACAGGAAGCGTAGCTTTCACAGAAGCAGAAGAAACAGAACGTGACGCAGAAGAAGCAGCATGGGCAGCAGGGGCAGATGATCGTGCAGCAGTAGAAGCTAGAGAGAAACGTAATGGCCTACTCGCAGCTACCGATTGGACGGCAAACTCTGATGTAACAATGACTACTGAAATGGCAGCGTACCGCACTTTACTAAGAAATCTGCCAGCACAGGCTGACTTTCCTACAACGATTAACTGGCCTACTGCGCCATGAGCCTGTATGGAAATATTGCAGCTAAGAAAAAACGCATTAAAGTTGGCTCTGGCGAAACAATGAAAAAAGCAGGGGCTAAAGGTAGGCCCACCGCTAATAATTTTAAATCAGCAGCTTTAACTATAAAGAAAGGATAAAAGATATGCCACAAGGTAAAGGAACATATGGAAACAAAGTAGGTCGTCCACCAGCTAAACCTAAGAAAAAGAAAACACCAGCTAAAAAGACAATGAAAATACGTAGTAACTACTAATGTGGGCTATCGTACTTGCCACAATGTTAGCTAGTGGTGAGCCTAGTATACCTTTGATAATGTCTAGCTACAGTACATTTGATAACTGTAGAAAAGAGTTATTACGTGTAGGTGATATAGGAGGCTACGAGCCTGTGGTTAGCCCAATGGTAGGCTATTCGGTAGTTAAAGTAGAAGCTAACAAAACTATTACAGCTTTCTGTGTTAAAGATATGAGAGGTATTTAATGTGGTCTAGTCCTTTAGAGCTTTACCCCATACATACGTCACCTGATGTATCACCAGCAGGTTACAGACCCCTCATTGAACCACAGACCCATACAGTAAATGCAGAGTACCTTGTAGTGCAACCCTCTAGGGAGCCTTACGGGATTCCTCAAGAGTACACAAGGAGGGTATGGATATGTTAGCTGAGTTAGCAATTGCAAATGCAGCCTTTAAAATTATTAAGACTACTTTATCTAATGGTAAAGAAATAGCAGATGCTGGTTCCGCTTTAACAAAATACTTTGGCGCAAGTCAAGCCATTGAACAAAAGGCAAAGCTAGGTACTGGTGACGTATTAGCCGCTTACCAAGCAAAACAAGCTCTTGAAAGGCAGGAGAAAGAACTAGAGTTCATGCTCAACAAGCAAGGACTTCTTGGCTATTACAAGTATCAACAATTTCGTGACGAGTTTTTTAAGACGCAGAAAGCTGCGGCAGCAAAACAAAGAGTAAGAAACAAGAAGATACAGAATAATGTAGAAACAGGTTTAGTAGTAACAATACTAACTGTACTTTTCCTCGCTGCGTTTGTCGGTGTGTTAATTTATATAAAAGGAACTTTGTAAAATGAATGATCGTGAATTAACAGCAGCAGAAAAGAATGAAATAGCGGAGTTAGCGGCAGACAAGGCTTATGAAAGATTTTATCTCGCTGTAGGTAAGTCCGTTACTAAAAAGATACTTTGGATTACCAGTGCAGTATTACTAGCTAGTTGGCTTTACTTTAAGGAAGGTACATTCTAATGGGCATACTAAGTAGTTTGTTTAGTGGCGGCAGTTCTGTTGCCCAACCTATAGAAGCTATTGGTAACATAATAGATAGTGTGTTTACTTCCGATGAAGAAAGGGCACAAGGTGACTTACTTAAGCAGAAGTTAGCTATGAAACCAGCACTTCTACAGGCAGAGATAAGCAAAGTACAGGCTGGTCACAGGTCAATTTTTGTTGCAGGTGCCCGTCCATTCCTTATGTGGGTATGTGGTTTAGGCTTTCTATTTGCCTTTGTCGTTAACCCTGTGTTGCAATGGTTAGCACCAGAGTTAGGTAGCCCTGAGTTACCTTTAGACGCAATGCTTGAGCTTACACTAGCAATGCTTGGCCTAGCAGGTCTTAGAACAGTAGAAAAATTAAATGGTAAAACCACATGAAAACACATTTAGAAATGGTCAATAACGTACTAATCAGGCTACGTGAGCGTGAGGTTGCCAGCGTTAATGAGAATAGCTATTCAAAGTTAATTAGTCTTTTTGTACAAGACTCTAAAGAACTTGCAGAAGCAGCATGGAACTGGTCTGTACTTAGGCAGACTCTTACAGCAGTAACACAAGATGGTGTATTTAACTATGTTCTTACTGACTCAGGTAATAACGTAGCTATACTAGACGTAGTTAACTTGACAAGTGATTCATTCTTGCAGTATAAAGACCCACACTGGTTTAACAATGTATTTCTAAATACTACACCAGCTACGGGCAATCCTGCGTATTATGTATTCAATGGTGTGAGTGTTGGAGGTGATACACAGGTAGACCTTTACCCTATCCCTGATGGTGCGTACACTATTTACTTTAACGTAGTTATGCGCTCACAGCCTTTGGTTAATGACGCAGACACTATACGTATCCCACACTTACCTGTACAAGCCTTAGCCTATGCAATGGCACTTGAGGAACGTGGTGAAGATGGTGGTATGTCGGCAGTCTCAGCTAAGGCTTTAGCCAGTAACTATCTTTCTGACGCTATTGCACTGGACGCTAACAAGCACCCTGAGGAACTAATCTGGGAGGCTTGTTAATCATGGGAAAGCAATTAATGTCCTCTTCCATAGCAGCACCAGCGTTCTTTGGGTTAAACACTCAAGAGTCTGGTGTTACTTTGCAGGAAGGTTTTGCATTACAAGCGGACAACTGTATTATTGATAAGTATGGTCGCCTAGGCTCACGTAAGGGTTGGCAGACCTTAAGCACAAGCAAAGATTCATCGGCAGGTGCTAACGCTAATGTAAACTTAAAGGGTCTGTCAAACTTTAAAGACCTTGACGGAACTGACATTGTATTATCTTTTAGTAGTGATAAGTTCTATAGAGACACAACAAACTTAGTTACTTTAACGCCTAGTACCGCAGACACAATAGCAGCAGGTAACTGGCAAACAGCTACACTAAACGATCATCATTACTTTTTTCAGCGTGGTTATTTACCGCTGGTGTATACTAATGCTGGTGGAGCAAATACTTTTGAGTCTATAGCAACACACACTCATGTAACAGGTACACCTCCAAGTGCTAACACAGTATTAGCAGCCTATGGACGTTTATGGTCTGCGGATACAGTCACTAACAAAACTACAGTTTACTTTACTGACATACTTGAGGGTGCTAAGTGGCATGGGGGTACTTCTGGTACTCTTGATATATCTTCTGTACTTACGCAGGGCATGGACGAGATTGTAGCCTTAGGTGCCCACAATGGTAACTTGTTTATATTCTGTAAAGATAACATTATTGTATACAGTGATGGTGATAACTTTCAAGCTGGAATGACTACTGCAAGTTTAACATTAGTAGAGGTTATTGAAGGTGTTGGTTGTATTGCTAGAGACTCAGTACAGAACACAGGTGAGGACATACTGTTCTTAAGTAACACAGGTATACGTTCAT